GTATGCTATCACAGTTTAACGATATTAAAACTATAAATGAAATACACAAAATGTTAAATGATTTTGAAGCTAAACCAAGTAATAAAAAGAATGCTTTTTGTTCGGAACAATTACAGTGGTTTACAAGAATATTATTTGATATTCCTCATACTATGTGTGACATGGTATTAAAAAGAAAAGAAAACGGTAAAGTAAGGTATATCTATTCGGTTACTATGCCACATTATTTAATGAGTAGCATCATTTTTAAAAAAATAGAACCTTATTTAAATACTATGGGAGTGACTTTAATTTTAGATGAAAGTGAAGTTTTTACACATAATTTTTCTAAAAACAAAGAAACTGTCAGAAATTGCATGGACTATAGCGAATTTAATGATCAACATGAAACACAGCATAAAAGATTAGTCTTTGATACTTTAGCTGAAGTAGTTAAAGAAAATAATTATTTTGGGGAAACGACTAATGAATTCTTATTAGTATGTGATTGGTTATCAAAATCATGTGAAAAAATGTTGATGCGATTAGAATCAGACAATAGTATACTTTATGAACATAAGGGTAGACTTTTTTCAGGAGAAAGAGCTACAACTTTAATTAATAGTATGATGTCAATGTATTATTATGCTTTGAACACAGTAAATACTTTATTGTATTTAAATTATAAAACTAAAGAATTATTAAATGTTGAAGAAGAAATTTTTGAAATGTTTAATAAAAATAAATTGGAAGAAGATTCATCAATAATGAACTTAATTTTAAAAAACGAATGTTTGGGAGATGATGGTAGAGCAAAAATTTATTCAGTAGAATACGCTCAAACATTCAATGAGATAGCTATATTAAGTGGGTTAATGTTAAAAACTTCAAAATGTTTAATAGGTATAAATATGAGTGAGTTTTTAAGAAAAGTTGAAACTAAAGAGAAAAATAAATTTTCTATTACAATAGGATATCCAATCAGAACTATTTCAAGTTTAATAAATGGTAATCCTGAAGGAGCTTTAGATAGACAATTCGATTCATGGATTAACCAAGTATATGAGATGTTATTAACATTAAGGGTTAGAAGTAATTATTCACCATTATTAACAGAAATATTAGAAGAATCTTGGAATTGGATAAGTAAATTAAATCAAAAAAATAAAGAATTCAATGATAAAGGTTTACCAAAAGAAATTTTATACATATCTAAAGATGATAATGGTTTAGGTTTTGTTAGTTTTGAAGGTTTAATTTTTAAAACTATTAATAAAATACCTAACATGCCTAGACCAAGTGATAATATGTCAAAAAAAATAATTTTAGATGCTAAACCAATTGAGGACAGAGTTCAAGAAAACATAGTTAAACCTTTAACTAAATATGGGGAAATAAATGGTTCTAAAGTTGAGTCTTATGTATATCAAGAAAAAATGAATTACATAAAAGCAAATAATTTAAAAAATAGCTTATATTCAGAACAATATTTAGAAAGATTTAATAAATGGAGAACTAATTTAGTTATAAAAGGTAATTATGAAAAGAGTAAAGAAGTAAGATTGTATTTAGAAGATTACAGAACAATGAGTGCATATTTTGACAATTATATGAGTGTAAAAGCTATACAAAAAGAGTCAAAGGTAACTAAAGTAGTTGAAAGTATGAGTTCATTTAATGATAGTTTATCTATGGTAAAATCTAACTTATCAAAAGAAGAAATAATGATAAATGAGTTTGGAT